AACTTGATAAAATTTTAGTTAATATACCAAATTCTATTATTTATTACATTTGCACAGACAATGAACATTTCGAATCATATTTGATGGAAAATAAAATTTATACACTTCCGTATACGTTTATTAAATTTGGTAAAAAAATTAAAAAAGTAATCGGTACACGCACAGAATCGTGTATTAATAAATACATTGAAGAACTATCAGCTATCTAGTTCGGCGTAGATTAAATAATTATTGCTAAAAAAAAAATAGTTTAAAAAAATAAGCGATATTTTAATAAAATACGATGACGGATACTTATAAAAAATATACACAAATAGAACATGTGTTGGCTAGACCTGGTATGTATATAGGAGATACTAAATGTATAACAGCAGAGTGTTGGATAGTTGATATAGAAACTAATACTGCGTGTATGAAAATGTGTAAATGGAATCCCGGCATTTTCAAAATATTCGACGAAATTTTGGTAAACGCTGCAGATGAAGTACAAAGAAATAAAACTGTTAAATGTATAAAAATTGAAATTAAAGATAATTCTATTTCGATTTACAACGATTCTGGAATACCAATTGAAATTCACCCAGAATATGAAATATATATCCCCGAGCTAATATTCGCAAATCTTCTCACTTCAAGTAATTACGATGATACAGTCAAACGCACCACCGGTGGTTTAAATGGTCTTGGTGCTAAACTAACTGCTATATTTTCAAAATCTTTCACAGTCGAGACCGCTAAATCAGGTAAAAAATATATACAAACATTTGAGAACAATTTAAGTGTAATAGGTAAACCTATAATCACAAATTCAACAAAGGAATATACAAAGATTACTTTTTGCCCAGATTTTGAAAAATTTGGAATCAAAGGCCTATCCGACGATACATTAGATGTTTTAATCAAAAGAGTATTCGACATCTGTGCTATTACACCTAAAACCGTAGATGTATATTTGAATGGTAAAAAATTGCCTATTAAAAATTTTTCAGATTACATCTCTGTATACATCGGACAAGTTAAAACAAATCCGAGAGTTATTCAAGAAAACGAAAGATGGAAAGTATCTGTATCCGCCTCGAAAAATGGATTTCAATGTATATCATTCGTTAACGGAATAAGTACATCTGACGGAGGAAGTCACGTAGATCACGTGATTAACCCTATTATTAAAAAACTAACAGAAGTTATTCAAGAAAAACACAAACATTTAACTATAAAACCGCAATACATAAAAGATCACCTGTTTGTTTTTATAAACTGCATAATTGATAATTCTATTTTTTCTTCACAAACTAAAGAAAAACACATTACGAAAGTAGCAGACTTTGGAACAAAATTTTCATATTCTGATGATTTTATTTCACAAATTGCTAAATTAGGAATAATCGAAAGTATTTTGGCTTTGGCGGAAGCAAAAGAAAAGAAGTCATTGCAAAAAACAGACGGTAAAAAAATAGGCAGAATTCTAATTCCAAAACTTGACGATGCGAATAAAGCCGGAACAAAAGATTCAAAGAACTGTACAATTATTTTCACAGAGGGTGATTCAGCTAAAGCCACAGCTATTTCTGGTCTTTCTGTTATAGGAAGAGATCACTACGGAGTTTTTCCACTTCGCGGTAAACTTTTAAATACAAAAACTGCTACTTATTCTCAGCTTGCGAACAACGAAGAAATAAATAATATAAAAAAAATAATTGGCCTACAGACTGGGAAAAAATATAAATGCGTCTCAGAACTTAGATATGGAAGAATACTTATCATGACCGACGCGGACACTGACGGTTTTCATATTAAAAGTCTTATAGTTAATTTTATTGGAGACGGATGGCCAGAACTACTAAAAATTGATTTTGTATCTTCACTTATAACGCCAGTTATCAAAGCTACTTACAAAAATATAGTAAAGCCTTTTTATAACATAAGCGATTACGTTTCTTGGAAAGAGACAAACGATATATCTAAGTTTAAAATTAAATATTACAAGGGACTTGGAACAAGTACAACAATCGAAGCAAAAGAATATTTCAAAGAAATGAAAACGCTTGACTATAAAAATTGTTCGGATGAAGATGAAAAATATCTAAATTTAGCGTTTAGCAAAACAGAATCGGATGCTAGAAAACTTTGGATATTAGAAAATATAAAAAATCCTGAAACACTTGACTACACTATTAGTAAAGTTAATATTAAAACCCTGATAAACAAAGAATTGGTTTTGTTTTCTATAGCGGATAATGTGAGATCTATTCCAAGTTATATCGACGGAATGAAACCTTCTCAAAGAAAAGTAATCTTTGCTTGTATTAAGAAAAATCTTACCAGTGAAATAAAAGTTTCGCAATTGTCTGGATATGTATCCGAGGTGTCTAGTTACCATCACGGCGAAGCAAGTCTACAAGATACGATTATTAATTTGGCTCAAAATTTTGTGGGTTCGAACAATTGCAATCTTTTAGAACCTATTGGACAGTTTGGTACAAGACTCTTTGGAGGTAAAGATTCAGCTAGTCCAAGATATATATTTACAAGCCTTTCCAAGAATTTCAAAGAGTTATTTAATTCCGATGATTTTAATATTCTTGAATATCTAGACGACGACGGATTTTCTATCGAGCCCAGGTATTATGTTCCGAACTTGCCTTTAATTTTGATCAACGGAGCGAGAGGAATCGGTACAGGCTTTTCTACAGACATTCCATGTTTTAATCCTATAGATATCAAGGATCGACTTTTAAAATTAGTTGAAAACGAAGACTGCGAGATTGAAGAATTAATCCCCTGGTACAAAGGATTCACAGGAAAGATAACAAAAGTAGAAACCAATAAATGGACTTCACATGGAATATTTGAAGTTAAAAATAATAAAATAATAATCACTGAATTACCTATAGGTTCTTGGACTGAAGATTATAAAATTTTCCTAGATAAACTTGAAACAGACGAGATTATTTATTCTTATAAAAATAATTCTACAGATTCGAGTATTCACTTTGAATTAAGCTTGCCTCTTGAAATTATAATAGAATGGACAAACAACAGAGAAATAGAAAAAAAACTAAAATTGGTATCACATATTTCAGGAAAAAACATGTACGTTTTTGATGAAAATGATAAAATAGTAAAAATGGAGAGCGCAGAAGAATTAATCTATAGATTTTGGAGAATCAGAAACGAATACTTTTTCAAAAGACAAACTTACATAACTAATAAGATTAAAAATGAACTGGATATAATCACTTCAAAAATTACATTTATTAATGACGTAATTTACGAAAATATTAAAGTTTTTAGACAAACGTTAGATTGTATAAATTCTCAACTTGAGATAAAAAAATATTCTAAAATTGAAAATAGCTACAGATATCTTACAGACATGAAAATACATTCGTTTAGCAAAGACACTATAGATATATTAACAGACAAGATGAATTCTTTAAAACAGGACTATACAAAAATTTTGAATTTCAAGATAAAAGATTTTTGGGAAACTGTTTAATTATAATTAATAAATTCTAAAATTAAAATATTTAATAATAAATAAATGTCTACCTTTAACAACAACGCCCCGCCATTCGTTAACTTGACTAATTTTATCGTGTTAACAACTATAATTACATCAATTGGATTTATTTTTTCTTCGCTGACTACTTTGAGATATGCAAGCACCGGAAATGCGGTAACAGTTGGTTGCTGTAGCAACAACAGCTGTGGAGAGAATGACGTAGACTCTTTTGTATGGAAATTTACTGCGTTATTTGGTGTAATTATGTTAGGATTGTGGTGTGGTTTTATTTATTCAATCTTTTTTTAGAGTATAGCAACTAAAACAACGGGAGCATGATCGCTAGCAAGAGGTATATTTTCATTATTTTCACCAACGTGTTTTAAACATTTACTGGATACTTGATTAATATTCTTAGTAAAGAAATAATCAAGTCTCCAACCTTCGTTCCTATTTCTAGAAATAGACATACCATTTTCTTTAGCACGGCGTGTATCCCACCAGGTAAAAACTATTTCATCATTTTTAATACAATCTCTGTAATCAATTTTTAAAAGACTGTTGTAAAATTCTAGTTCATGAGGATATATTCCGGGCATTGCGATTGTATTTTTAATATCAAAATGTGTGGATACAGCTATGTTTAAATCTCCACAAAAGATAACTTTGCCGGTTAGCGAATTTAAGTATTCAATCATACAATTTATGAACACAATTTTTTTTTCATAATTAGATCCGGAGTTTGGTGCATATACGCTAATTACTGTAAAATCTTCAAAGTGTGCGACTATAATTCTACCTTCATCGTCTTCATACCCTGGTATCTGAATGTTAAATTCTTTAACACTAAGATGTTCTTTATAAAATATACAGGTACCAGAATATCTCTCTGGAGCTCTTGCTCCGATAGATTTTGATTGATTAAAATATGAATTATATCCAGGTATTTTAAAGTTTTCAGAAATTAAAATACTGCATCGCGTTTCTTGAAGACAAATTATATCAGGATCTTGCTCTTTTAAAAGAATGTCTATAGGACTTTTTTCTTGAATCTCCATTAAGGCTCCTTTCTTTAATTTTGAAGAGATTTTATCGTTGAAAATTCTAGAACGAATACCGTTGACGTTCCAAGTAACAACTTTAAGAGCACGTGTTTCTGGAATAGACATAGTGAATCAGTAAATTTTGATACTTAATTCTTATGCTTAATTAAAAAATGAAATAAATTAAAAAATTGAAATTAAAAATTATATAATAAGTTTATTGGACTTCATAAATAATTTAATCTCAGACATTTTATCTGTTAAAAGTATAGGTCTACGCGGCTGAGGGTGCCACAGTTTTATAATAATATTATAAACTCCTGTACAAATTTCTGGCTCTTTAGTTAAAATGGCTATTCCGTGGCAATGTGAATTAAATGTAGCAGTCAAATCAGATAAACAACTGGCCATTTTAATATAAACTTGTAAAGGATAATTATAATTTCCTAAACAATTTTCGAGATTTATATATAAGTGGCATATAAGTTTTTCGTTTTTAATTAATAACCACATTGCTTCAAAAGAAATTAAAAACTCGTCAAAATCTTCTTCTTTGTATTCAAAGTTTTCCATAGTAACACTTAAAATACATTTTTCACGATTTAGAGAAATGTTAAAATTATTTTTTTTCATTTAATTACTACTTATTATTTTAATTTAAAAGAATAAATTGCGTTTTTAAAACAATATTAAAGATAATATAAGTTATTATAGTGTTAAAATCTAACTTATGATCTCAGAAGTAGATCAAATATGGCAAGATTTTGAAAAAATGCATATCGAAAATAATTGTAAACCAGAAACTAATAATATATGTAAACACCTTAAAAAATTTATGGATAATAAAGAAAAATCAGAAATTTGCCAAGATTGTGGTGTAGTTTTTTTTACGTCTATTTTTGAAACGGCTGAATGGAATACATATAAAAACGAAGACGGGACTTTCCAAGGTAGTATACAGAGGGGAGAATTAAATTATTCGGATAATCCATACGATATAGCAGGTACAATTCCTGGAATAAACAGGAACAGTCTCATGATGAGGATACATTATCAACAAACTTTCAGTCATAAACAAAAAACTTTTTGGCTAATATCTGAAAAATTGAGTAATTATTGTACTCGTCTAGGAATAAATATCAGTGTACTTCCTACTGCTAAAAAAATGTGGCACATTTGTATGGAGTCTGGTAAACTTACTCGCGCTTCAGTGAGAAACGGATTGATTTCGGCGTGTTTATATTATTCTTGTGTATTTAATAATACTCCTGTAGATAGACAACAAATAATAGATATCGCAGATGGAAATCAGAAAGGTTTTCTAAAGGGTGAAAAAATATTTATGGAAATAATGGATCAAAATAAGACATACGGACATCTAGGAAAAGAAAAAATAGACATCAAAGAAAATGATACATTCATAAAATTTTGTGGACAACTAGGACTTCCGTATATCACTTATAATCTTTGTAATGAAGTATATTCACAAAATGTAGAAAAATTAGAATCGCTAGCTCCAAAGTCGATAACTGCAGGAGTTTTATTTTATGTAGTAAAGATTAAACTAGGACTTAAACAACCTTCTAAATCGAGAATATCACAGATAGTAAACGTGTGTATACCAACTATTAACAAGGTAATAAATATTTTAGATAATTAAAAATTATATGTTGTATTAATATAAATTACATGCCACCACTTATTTATTCGCAAAAAGATTTTGAATTAATGAGAGAACCCGACGAGAAACCAGAAGTACCTATTAATCCGAACGTTTTAAGTGCTATAGACGCTATTAAAAAGGAAGGTGATAGGCAGTATACTTATGATTTACTAAAACTAACTAGAGAGAGAATAGGAACTTCATATTTATCAGAGTATTTTTCAAAAAAAAGCGCTATTCATCAATCAGACCTTTATAAGAACTTTTATAATTTTTATTTCCCAAAAAAGACTGAACCGGATGTTGGAATAATTTTTCAGGGAGAAGACGCAAATACCAACTCTATGCATTTGATTTTTTTAAGAATTATTACAGGATGCGATGCCGCCCATGATTTTCTAGATGGAGATGTTTTTGGAAAAGCGTATAAAAAAATTAAAGATACCAAAAATGATAAAGACCCACAGTGGTCTTTCTGGAAGCATGATTGGGAAAATCATAGAAGTGATTTTGTTGCTTCTTTTAAAGAAGCTATTATTGACTCAATAATGCAGTCTTGTATTTTAATTAAAGAACCGAAAGATTCTACATATGAAAACTTAGCATATGCTTTAGTTGTAATAGATTATCTAAGCGGCAATATTTTGCCAAATTTTGTACGTGCAGAAGATGAAACAGTGGAGCAATCATGTTATTGGTGCCTCACGGAATTTATAAAATCAGACGACGTATCTAAAAAAATAGTAAAAACAATTACAGAGGCATTGGGTGTAATTTCTACACCTTTATCTGCTATTACTGGAAAAGACCTCACAACAATGAAAGATACACTTAAAATAATGGGCGCATCTAGATTAGACGATGCGGTAAAAATTACAATAGACGCTACTTCAGCTGCAAAAAATAATTTATCTTTGATTACTGGTATAATAAAAGGAGGAGAAGTTCAACCTTATTTTTTTAGTTCAGATCCTGGGTCGTTTGTAGGATACGTTGAAGATACTTTAGTAAACCAGTTTGATCCAGCTGAATGCGGAGTTGTTGAGACGATTGCAAAAGAGGTAGGAAGTCATGTATCTTTTGAAAAACAAATTAAGTTTAATATAAAGTTTGGTTTAAAGGGCGGTCGTGTGCATGATATGCTTACTTCAGTTATTTACAAAAATGCTTCCGGAATAGCCAGTTGCAGATGCGATACATTTTATGGAATACAAATTAATAGGGTATACAATTCAGGTGAAGTATGTAAATCAAAATGTGCAGAATTAATAATTAACGAATATATTAGGTATGGTGATTGGACTAAAAAGAAAATGTATAAAAACATGTTTGAAATATCCCTCGGTAAACAACTCGGAGATTTAATGATAAGTTTAAAACACATAGGAGACCCTGGTTCAAAATTAGCAGTTTCTGTAGATAGAATAATGGCGCAATTTACATCACTCGCAAGCAAATATGTTATAATAGACGGCGGTTCAACTTCGGCTCTTACAACTTCTGTACAAATTTTTGAAAAAATTGCTGATAATATAAGCCGCAAAAAACAAAGAAATGCAAATAAGAGGTCTTGGGGAGCAAAGTTAATCGGATTAGCCGAATCATTGGGTCTTAAAAAATCTAAACCCGGCCCAAGTTCTTTTGGTAACGTTACAAAAAGAATTAAAAAGATGTCTATTTCAGAACTTAAAAATAAATTGAAATCAGTTGGTATCAAAATTACTAAAAATGTACGAGGTAAAAGAAAGTATTTATCTAGAAAAGAACTCGAACATAAAGCAACACTATTTAATAAATTACAAAACACCGCTAAGAGAATGAAAATTAAAATAATGTACAAATCTAAATCTAGAATGTACAAATATAAAACGTATAAACGTCTACAAAAAGAAATAAATTCGAAATATAACATAAATCGTAAGTATAAAAAACCATTGGTTAAAAATTTTAACTTCGGATGACCTTTCGAGAATAAAACATATTAAATAACCCAGTAGGATTCTTAAATGAAGATTTCCGATCAAATTAATTAAAATGTATCGTACTATCTGAGAACAGAATCCAAAATTAAAATATTACATTTTTATAATAATATGGCTTGTTTACAATATTATTATGAAAATCCGGAAGACCGTGAAAAATACAGAATAAACTGTAATGGTAAAATATTTCCTAATTTGTATAACGTAGAAAAATATACATCTAAAGAAATGTATGATTTTATCGACAAAAATTATTCATCTGCTGCATTTCCAGATGCTGAAATTGCTCCGTTTGAATTTAGTGAAAGATACATAGATAAAACAAACGACGAAATCTGTAAAATACCTGATATGTCTCTTACTCCGCAACAAAAATTCATGGGACAAATAATGGGACCAACTTCAAATTTTAATAATATGTTAATTTTTCACGGACTCGGTTCAGGAAAGTCGTGCACATCCATAGTTATAGGAGAAGCTCTTAAAAATTCTACAAATAGAAGGCTTATATTCGCAGTACCTGCGCCACTTGTCGATCAATACTTCGAAGAAATCTCTGGTGAAATTAGAAATGGAAAATACTTTTCATGTCCGTCTTTTTGTTTACATCGTGAAGGAGATGAAGACCGTGACTATTATGTTTCAGATGTTCAGAATGTTATGCTCAATTTGAAAATAACCGAAGTAAACAAGGCTTATGAAATATTAGAAAGATATAAAAAATTAATAGATGAAGGTGATACATCTCAAGCAACAAAAAAATTATTCACTGATCAAGAAAACAAACACCAAACTCTTGTAAAAGAACTAGCCAAACAACAATCGTATTATGGTGCTAATATACTCCGAACCTTTGATATAGTTAGTCATCAGACGTTTATAAATTCGTTATATAAAACAGGTAAGACTGGTGCTATGATTAAAGGAGATCGTCTCTTAAATGAAGACTCTGCATTATTTAGCGAAAATGGATTATTAATAATAGACGAAATTCAAAGATTAGTATCAGAGGGTGGTATATTCTATAAAAAACTTTATGACGCAATTAAGTATTACTTTCATCCTAAATTAAAAATAGCTGTTATGTCGGCGACTCCTGTATATGATAATCCATACGAATTAGCTCTAACAATTAATTTACTAAGACCTAGAATTCCGTTTCCAGTTTCTCAAACAGATTTCTATAAATTTTTTATTGGAGAAATGGACGAGGAAGGAAATTGCCTTGAAAGTAAATCTGGAAGAACGTGGATTTCTCAAAATTCGTGCGTGATTAATAAAAATTTAATAAGTTATTTATGTTCTGGTTATGTTTCTTATTTCAAGGGCGGTAATCCTAATGCGTATCCATATAAACGAACTATTACACTTGAACATCTTTTTACACCCCAACACAAAACTTTGTACATTAGTGCTCTAGTTTCAGATGCTTCTAAAGATAAAAATACAAAAAATATGGATGGGTTTGGGGTATATCAAAACATATTACTTGGAAACTACGATACAACATCCGAAGACAAGGTAAGCGGAATATACGTAACTACACAACAATATTCCAATATAGCTTTACCTCAGAAAGAAAACCAAGTTAATAAATCGCTTACTCAAAAAAAAGAAGCCTTACAAGTTTTTAAGAATGAGTTATTTAAACAAGAACTTGAACAAAGGGGAGTATTAGATTTCGTTACTCAATATTCAAATAAATTTTCAAAAATAATAGAATTAACTTTATTATGCGACGGTCCAGTGTTCATTTTTTCAAATTGGCTTACATACGGAGTTGAACCGTTAGCTATTATACTCGAAGCATGTGGATTTAAGAGTTTCGATTTACACGGTCCAGGGGAAAATCGTTATTTTATATGGAGCTCTGAAACAAAAACTAAAGACAAAACCGGAGCTTTAATTAAAAAGGCTAGAAATCAATTTAATTCTACAGGTAATAACACTGGTAATATGCTAAAAGTAATATTGGGCACCCGTTCAGTTATGGAAGGTGTTTCTTTTAGAAACGTTAAGCAGGTACATATTACAGAGCCTTGGTGGAACGAATCTAGAATTAACCAAATTATAGCAAGAGCGTCTAGATATTGTAGTCACACAAGTTTACCTCAAATCGAACAATATGTAGATATCTATAGGCATTATTCAGTTTTTTCTATTGGGGGACGTAGCGAAGACCGAGAGGCATCGGAAGCTTTAAAAACAGGGAATATACAAAATTGGAGAAGTTTATCCACTGTAAGTATAGATCAAAAAATGGCCATGATGTCTTTAAGAAAATATGCTATAAACACTGAGTTAGAAAATCTTTTAAAAGAATGTTCTATAGATGTAAATATAAATAAGAATGGAAATATATTACGCTTAGAAGAGATGGTAGTTCCTCTCATGGACGGTACATATAATATACATTATAAAAATCCATCTAGCGGAAAGATTTATTTAAGAAAAGGAATACCAAGGAAAGTAAATTTTAATGAAATTTACGAAAGAAAATACTCGTTTCCAAATAAAGATTACGAACTTGAATTCGTAGAAACTGGTCAAAATAAAAACGGAGATTTTGTTACATATAAAGATTCCGAAACTATTACACAAGATTTAATAAATGCTGATTTAAATATGAGAGAAATATTAACTCCGTGGAAAAATGAAGACATAATTACAACACTTGAAATTCAGCGGGATATAAAATTATATTTTATAGATTTAGCCAAAAAATATGCTTTACTGCCTTTTCTTAGAAAAAAATACTTCAATGAAAAGGGTAATAAGTTTATTAAATTTGATCACACTAAAAATATGGCAGGTTCGTTGATGAAATGCATCACTGCACTTTCTACAAATCCTGCGATTCCGATGAAAATAAGGAGAGAAATGATTGAGATGATTAAAAAAGAAAGTGTAAAACAAAAAATAAACGAAGACGTAATTAAATTAATTACTACCTATGGATATCCGGAATCATACTTAGAAGAATTCTTGATACTTGCTGCTAATAATCCAGATGCAATTAAAGAAGCATTAAAAACGTTAAAATAGTTTTGCATTATTTTTAAAAAATTAAAATGTGTTAATATTATTAAATGAGCCAAGAGTCCATAAGTTTTTTTGAAGACAAAACAACCGAACAAATAATAAATTGGATGATCGCACATCTATCCGAAAGTCAATTAAGAGGATGTTTAGAATCGGCTAAAATAACCCCAACATATTCTGCTGGTCCAAGTTCTGCCGGAGCTGGATCTTCGTCTGAACCGCTGCCTCCTATGGGTTCTGTGCCTTCTGTGCCTCCTATTCCCGCGACTGGTCCAAGTTCTACCGGAGCTGGATCTTCATCCGATCCGCTACCCTCTTTCACTCCGCCGACTGGAATAGCGCCTACTCCTAGCACATTTCCAGTATTCGACGTCTCGCCTTATCAAGATACCGAAATGTCTACTAGACAAATTAATCCGATAACTCCGGATAAGCTAAATGAATTAGTAAAATATATCGGATATCAAGTAGAAAGTAAAGAAGACATTAAAAGAGTATTTCCGGTAGTTGAGGATATAGGATTAACTGCTATACCAGTTTATGTATACAGTTATGAAAAACCAATTGTGTATTTTATTGGATTTGCTGTAGGCCCAACTGGGTTATATGTAGTACCATTTCAAGCTGCTACACTTAAAACTTTTAAACAAATAGGATTTGAACTTCTCAGAAGTCTAGATAAAAGCTTATTAGATGGAAGTTTCTCATTACCTCCTGGAAAAACGATAACAAAAGAAATGCAAAGAGTTGCTAAAGCTTATGCATTAGCAAATAATAAACCTGATATAATTAAGAATACATTGAAAATTTTGGACCCCGATTATCTAAAAAATGTTGTTAGACCAGAAATAGAAAGACGGAAGGCTGCAAAATTCGGTTTTACAGAAAATTACAATAACGGAGGTGAATTATTTGAAGACTTAACTTCCGACACATTAGATTATAACGAGTTTGGAAATGAAGATACATTAAATGAAAATGAAAATGAAAATGAAAATGAAGAAGATACAGATTATGCCGGAACCGAATCTGATTACACATCAACTGAAAACGGAACCGAACAGGATTTAAGCGAACCTCCTGAAGTTAAATCAAATATTCGAGTTTACGACATGACCCCTGAACAAAGAAAAGAGCATATGAAAAATAAATTTGGAGAAAAGTTTTCTGAAGAATTTACAGCAGAGAGTTACATCAATTCACAAGGAAAACCTGGTGTAAAATATATAAGAAACGGAAACATATATAAAGAACGAGAGTATGAAGGTCCTATAATAGGAGGATTTGGGGAAGAGTCCGAAGAGGAAAATTTATTTTGAAAATAAATTTAATATGTTATAAATTATATGGAAATTTACAAACCACATATAGAAACATCGTTCAAAAATGCTGAAAACAATATTTCAAAAATTACTGAAGATATAATAAACATAGACTGCATGTGCGGAACTAAAACAAAACACTTCTATAATAATTTGCTAAATATGAAAGACGCTAGATATTTAGAAATAGGCACTTGGAAAGGGGGTTCTGTGTGCGCTGCGATGTATAAAAATGAAGCAAAAATTGTATGTATAGATAACTGGAGCGAATTTGGGGGACCTAAATTAGAATTTTTAACTAATTTTGAAAAATTCAAAGGAAAAAATGATGCGACTTTTATCGAAACATCGTGTTATGAAATGAACGTTTCAAAATTACCAAAATTTAATATTTATATGTACGATGGAAAACAGACAGAAGAGAACGTGTATAACGCATTAATATATTATTATAATTGTTTAGATAATGTATTTATTTTTGTAATCGGAGATTGGAACTCAAAATTTATACGAGAAGAAACTCGGAGTGCTATTAAAAATTTGAACTTAGAAATATTGTACGAAAAAGAAATTATAAATGAACCATATAGACCTTTTTACCTAAATGATTGGTGGAACGGAATTTTTGTTACTATTTTACAAAAAAATAGTAAATTATTATTTATCTAAAGAAAGATCTCTCATAAATTTAAATAAATTTTTTTCATCTTCTTTTGTTGAAAATTTAATTAAATATTTTTCGTATTCAGTCTTTTCTTTAAAATAATTTTTGTAAGAGATATTGAATTCTAAAATCAATTTTTTAAAGTTATCGGTTAAAATTGTACGCCATTCTTTACTTATTTTTTTAAAGTAATATCTCAACTTTTTG